CACACAATTTGGAGAACTGATCCGGGCGTCAGGAGCGCACATAGCAGCACCAAAGGCAGCAATATGACCCTCTCGGAAGCTGCCGACCGGCTCGCCCGGGCCGCCATCGGCATGCAGAAAACGCAGGAGATCGACCGGATCGCCGCAGCCCACCGGCCCCGGCTCTCCGCTTTTTTCCGCAGGCAAAAGTCGCTCACTCTCGACCAGTTCAGCAACTACAAATTCCTGTTCACGGAGTCCTACCGGACCTTCGCAGAAAAGGCCACCCCAAACGAATTTTTTACCGCCAGCGATTTCAACCAGCTTTGGAGTAAGATCGACACGGAGACGTTCGACGATCTCCAGAAGACGATCACCGGCGTTCAGTCCGAGGGGGTGCTCAAGGGCGGCCAGCAGCTCCTCGATTCGATGACCGGCCATTTTGAAGGCGGCAAGTGGGTCGAAGGCGTCCCGAAGTTTTGGGACCTCTCGAACCCCCGGGCCGTCGCATGGTTCCAGCAGCATGGCGGCAGCCTGTCGTATATCAAGAACATCCAGGAAACCACGCGCAACGAGCTCCAAACCATTATCGCGCAGTCCATCGATGGCGGGTGGTCCTATAACCAGACTGCAAAAGCAATCAGCGACAAATTTGACGATTTCGGCCGGGACCGGGCGCGGAGAATTGCAATCCATGAAACAACCCAAGCATATGAAGCCGGTAACAACGAGTTTGCCCAAGGTCTCAAAGACGATGGAATCCAGATGGAAAAACACTGGAATACCTCGAAAGATGAGAAAGTCTGCGATACTTGTAACCAGAACGAGGCCGACGGTTGGATTCCCTTAGATCAACTTCATTCTTCCGGGCATCAATACCCTCCGGCCCATAATGGGGATCGTTGTTTCGAAACGTACCGGCAGGCCCAGACATCCTGATCTTTTTTCAGACGTATTCTATAGAATCGCTCCGGCGTGTCTATAGAACCGGGTTTCATTTATAAAGCCTTCCGCGTCGAATAATGTAATGGCAAGCAAACGGCCATTTTGCACTGTTTTTGGGGGTGTAAACCATCCCTAATCGTCCGAATCTCATTGCGGGCGACGTTATGCGGTTCCGCGAATCCGCAGGATCCGCAGCGAAACCCGGAACGATCGAGCTCCACATTATCCAGCCCGGGCGCGGGTCGAGTGGGTACTATTCTGAAAAAGTCCTGAAGAACGCATGCGAGGCGGGCGTATACCCGAAAGGCATGCTCCAGCACTTCGACCACCCGACCCTTCAGCAGGAAGAGGACCAGCCCGCCCGTTCAGTGAACACTCTTGCAGCGGTCCTCGCGGAAGCCGGTCATTATGAGACCGAAGGATGGGACAAATCCCCGGAGAACCCGACCGGTGCCGGCATCTATGCACTCGCCGATGTCCGACCCGACCGCCGCGAGGATCTCGCATGGCTCTCCGGCAAGATCGGCGTCTCGCATTACGTTGCGGGCGACTCCGAAGACGGGATTGGCCCGGACGGCATCAAGGGTCCGATCATCACGGAACTGTACGCCAGCCCGTTCAATTCAGTGGATTTCGTCACCATCCCGGGCGCCGGGGGGCATTCGCGCAGCATCGCGGAGATCCTCAGGGAATCGCAGTCGAACAACCAGAGGAAAAACATGGCAAACGACAAACAGGAATCACTGACGCTCGCAGAGGTACGCACCAAGTTCCCCGAGATCGTCACCGAGCTCAAGAAACAGCTCGCAGAGGAGCTCAAGATTGAGACCCTCAACGAATCGCAGAAGACCCAGCTCAAGGAAGCCCAGGACAAGATCAAAGCACTTGAGTCCCAGCTCAAGGAGGCTCGCGGCAAGCTCGCCGAGAGTGCAGCACACACTTTCGTCGCGGAGCAGCTCAAGGAGGCCAAGCTTCCCGATACCGCGGCAAAGAACCTGTCCGAGGCCCTGCTCAAGCAGGTCCCGCTCAAGGAAGACGGCACGATCGATACCGTAAAACTCGGTGTCGCCGTGACGGAAGCGGTAAAGGAAAAGAAAACCGAAATCGAGGCCATCCTGAAAGAATCAGGACATAACGGCGTGTATGGGAACGGCGACAACCACACCCAGCCCGCGGCCGGGGATATCGGGAAAGAACGGGAAGCATACGCCCAGGAGCTCCTCGACTCCGGTATGGCATCCACGCTCAAAGAAGCGCAGATCATGGCCGGCATTCCCCAGAAGGTGAGCTAAAATGGCAACAAACCAGGCAATCGAAGGGGCGGACCGGCTCGCGGTCGTTGTCACGTACCCCGCATCCCCGGTATCGGGTAACATGTGCCGCTTCGGCAGTCTCTGCGGCATAGCAATGACCGATGAAAACACCGACGGAACAACCGAAGTCGACTTCAGCCGGGACAGGGCATGGAATCTCTCGGTCACCGCAACCGGGGGAGCGATCGCAAAAGGCGACAAGCTCTACTTCCATGATGCATCCGGCATCAATAACGTCGCGGCAAACGGCTACTTCTGCGGCATCGCGCTCGAAGCCATCGCGTCCGGCACCGCAACAATCAAGGTCAAACTCGAAGGCCCCGGGGAGGTTGGTTCGGGATCTCTCAAGGTCGCAAAGGTCGCCCTTACCGGCGGAGCAGCCAACGCCTTCGCCTTCGCATGGCAGAACCCCGAAGCCTCGGCGATTGCCGTTACCAAGGTACTGCTCGACATCACGACAGCCGGCGGAACCGCAACTGCGGTCCTGGATATCGGCACCGGTGCAACGGCAACCACGCACAGCGACAACCTCATCGACGGCATTGACGCAAACGCCACCGGTCTCTCGGACAACATCACCGAAAAGGGCAGCAACGGCAAAAGCCGGCAGCGCATGGACGAAAACGGAGGGACCACCGACTATCTCACCGGGCAGATCCTCACCGAGGCAGCAACCGCTCTCGTCGGGAATGTCTACATCCACTACGAGGTGCTCTGATCATGATCACGCAGGGAAAACTTAAGGAACACTTTGGCAGGGGCCAGACGACCCCGGCCTACCTGAAATCAGCGGAAGGCATCCGCAAGAAGCGGGAAGCTCTTGCTTTCCTCCAGGAACTCCGTAGGTTCGGCGGGGAGTATGCCGCAAACATGCTCGGCGAAGCGCTCACCACCAGCGACTTCGACAACCTCCTCACCACGAACATGAACGACAAGCTCATCGCGAACTGGAACACGGCGCCGGTCGGGTACAAACTCTGGACCTACGAAGACCGCACCAGCACGTTCAACACGCACGGGCTCATCGGGGTTGAAGGCTCCGCAGGGTATATCGAAAAGATCGGCGAGACCACGGGCATCAAAACCGGCAAATTCAGCGATTCCAAATATTCCATCGCCCTCGACACCTACGGCGAGATCATGCCGCTTACCCGGAAGATGATCATCAACGATGTTCTCGGGGGGTTCAACAAGCTCCCGCGGATCCTTTCGGACAAGATGGCCCGGACCTGCGAATATCTGGCGACGAAGATGATCGCCGATGTCAACGGCCCGGATGCGACCTTGTTCACATCAGGGCATGGGAACCTGATCGCAAAAGAGCTCACCATGGACGGCGTCGAGACCGCAGCCGCAGCAATGTATGCGATGGCGGACGACACCACCGGGGACAACATCATTGTCGAGCCGAGGTTCCTCATCGTGCCGCCGAACCTCAAACTCCAGGCACAGAAAATCGTCAAGGCGCTCCAGGTCCGCACCGTGGATTACGGGACCTCTTCGGCATTCAAGGGATACGACATCACCAGCGACAACCCATTCACAAACCTCGAAGTTGTCCTCAACAACGAGATCACCAAGATCTCGACAAGCAACACCTACAAGGCGAAGCAGTGGTACATGTCGTCCGACCCGAACCTCGGCCGCCCGGCAGTTGCCCGCAGCGTCTATTCCGCCGCACCGGATCCCCGGATCTTCCGAAAGACCCCGGACGCTGAAATCATCGGAGGCAGCACGGACCCGTACTCGTTCAACTACAACGGGATCGAGTACAAGATCCAGTACGACTTCGGTGTTGCCCAGGTCGACTATCACGGCATGGTCGCCAGCAAACCGACCAGCTAAACCCTTTTTTCCGGAGGGTTTAGATGACCAACCATAAGGTAACGGCGTTCGCCTCGTTTGACAACTTCAAGACATATGTCGATGCGATAGTCAGTACGACCGCGATCCAGGTTCTCTACAGCCCCGAAACGGGCTGGGTAGTTGTGGAGTAGCGGAGCATGGCGTTCTGTACCTACGTTGATGTCCAGATTGAGACGGGGACCTCGTTGGGAAAAACGACGGTTGCGGATATCACTAATATGATTGGAGTGTCAGATGGAGAGATCCGTGCAAAATTAAGAGCTCTTCAGATCACAACGCTCCCATCATCCGACGACGATCTGAAAATAGCATCGGTGCAGTTCACCAAAGCAAAAATTATCCGAAAAATGTCTCTCGAATTAAGCCGGGCAAATTCTGTCGGGCTTAATGATGGAACCTCGTTTGGTGCATCACCTGAAACCGAAGCTCTAAATGCAGAAGCAAAAGGGGAAGAAGCGCTCTCTCGATACGTAAAAGTTTCGGGGGGGTCCGGTGTCGCCATTGTCCAAAATCACAGTATGCTGAGGGGGTACTAAAAGTGCCCTACCCGGACGCCCTCCTTATCCACAGCGCCACCCTCACATCCCGGCGCCAGAACTTCATTCTCGGGTATGACACCGGCACCGCGGCCTTCACGGTCGGGAAAACCCTCACCGGGGCAACCAGCCACGCGACCGCCACCATTATCGGGATCCCGGGAACGGCCATCACCGATTCTGACGGTGCGGCGATCTACACGGTCCCGGCCAACACCCTCCTGCTGCACTCTATCACCGGCACGTTCCAGGATAATGAGGTCCTCGTGGACAACGGCACGGTGCCCGGCGCGGCTCTGGTGGATGGGGCGGTATCGGAGGCGTTCGATATCTTCGGGCAACTGATATACACCGACATCAACGTGACGACTGCCTGCAGGTTCTCCCCACAGGGAACGCAGATCAAGGGTAGCCCCTTGCAGGTGACGACCGTTGATATGGTCGTCTTCCCGGGCACCGTATCCGTGGAGATGGGCGACAAAGTCACCGCCGCCCAAACAGGGTTCACGGGCGATTACACCATCAGCAAGAAGCCAAAGCCCACATACGAGGCCGCCATGCCGGTAGTCTCACACTGGACCTGCGAGCTGGCCAAAGCCGGGGGTGCGTGACGATGGCCGCAAACGACGCCACTACGGATGCCCTCCTCACCATGAGCAGGGAGATCGGCGGCCTCACCCAGGCCGTAAAAGACCAGGGCAGGGAGATCGGCCAGCTCCGCGATGCCGTCAAAGCCGATCAGGAGAAGAGAGACACATCGTGCGGGACATGCAAAACCGAAACCGTTAACCGGCTGGATGAGCATGAGAACCGCATCGACACGATCGAGAAAAAACACGAGGACGAAAAAGCCGTTACTTCATGGTTCGATTCAACCATCGGGAGGGCGGCCGCAATCCTCGGGGTCTTCGTGGCCTGCATTGGTGCTGTTACTGCAGTGACGACGTTTCTCGCGTGGGTATGGCCCATCCTCACGAAGGTGATCTGATGTGGAAGTCTACGGCTGGGACGAAACGCTCGAAGCTTTGCAGGCGGATGTCAACAAGATCCAAAAAGCTGCCGAAGCGGCAGTCAGGCTTGCAGGCCAGGCCCTTGCCAACGACATCAAGGACCTCGCGCCATATCTCACCGGTACTTATCGCCGCTCGATCCATGTCGAGGCTATCATATTCGAGGATGGCAAGTACTACGCCATTGTCGGAACCGATCTCCCTCAGGCAAAGCGGTTGGAGTTCGGGTTCTATGATATGGTCGATTCCCTCGGTCGGCACTATTTCCAGTACCCGCTCCCGCACTTCCGCCCACCACTCGATCAGCAGCTCGGGAAGTACGTTGCTATCATGCAGGGTGAGCTCGACGCATGGCTCGAATCCGCAGAACTTGCCGGGAGGTCGGGCATGATCTACGCTGCCGGGGAGATGGAATCAACTACCGTATCCAGGAGTGCCAGGAGCCGGTACGCTGCGATTGGCGGCACGATGCAGGGTGATTTCGGGGGATACTTATGAAGGACTCCGCTCTCGCGGTGATTACGGTCCTGAAAGCATACCCGTCGATTGCCGTTATAGTTGGCACCCGGATCTACAAGGCCGGGGATATCCCAAACACTCCGCAAAAACCCTACATTGCCGTAGTGGCCATAACAAAAGTTCCCGAGCCCTCGACGAGTTCGTCCACGTATCGCACGGACCACATCCAGTGCACTTCGTTCGAGACAGACGAAACAAAAGCCGCCCGTCTCTCCGATCTTATCGGTGACGCGATGATGCAGGACAGCAATTTGACCGCCCCTGTTGCCGGGATAATGTTCTCGGAAATTGACGACAGGGGATCGGTCCCGGACAATTCGGACGCAAAACTTCCGGAGTTCCGGGACAACCACGATTTCATGATTACGTACAGATTGAGGTAAAAAACCATGTCAGGATCACAAACAGCAAGAGGATCGTTCGTGGTCTGCAACGGTTATGTCGTCGCAGAGACCACGGAAAACACCCCGCCGAAGTTCTCCCGGGCAAAAGAGGACGGGACTGCGTTGAACAGCAGCGCGAAGGTCCATGAACCCGGGTGGCCCGAGTGGGGCCATGGAACGTTCACTTGCCTCTGCGTCGACGATGCAGCACAGGCATATCTCGAAACCATGAGGGATTCCG